ATTAACAATAACCTCGATATTCTTTGAATTGTTTTCAATGTTACCGAGATAGAATGAAAGTGGTGAACCACCTGTTGGATTATTGATCTGACGGTAGTAGTCGAGTGAGCCTGTATATGCCTCAGAAAGGATATAATCAAGTGCAATTGTATTCGGTGAGAATACTGATTGACGGAGCTTGAAGAGACCGAGGATAATTGTATCATTGAAGTTAGATGTGGAAACGTCAAATGATGGAATTGTTTCCATTACTTGTGAGACACTGCCGTTTGTACCGTAGCCAGATGCAGCGGAGAGCGGGAAGTTAAGTCTCTGTGATGGTACCTGTACGTATGTACTAGGTGTAAATGCTGAAGCATATGAATTAACTGTTAAAACATTGTTAATGTCATTGAATGGTGTTGATGGATAGAGATTTGTATTATCCATTAAGCCGATGTAATTGCCTTCAAAACGTGTATTGATAGCGTTTTGTGATTCGTTAAGAATGATTAAACCAGCATTACCAAATTGTGAAATTGTGTTTGGTGAGAATGTTGCAACAGGTGCTGCTGTTGTTGATCCTGTGTTTGTTGCATCAGAAGCTGAGAGCCATGTGAACGCTGAACCGTTAAGAATACTGAGGTATTGCTGTTGGGTTAAGCGAACGTGTGTTGGTGCACCGAAGAAGATAGCGCCTGCTGAAACAGCAAGGTTTGTACTTGAAGTATTAACACTAATTGTAGTGCTTGCACTTAATGAATTAATGATACTCGCGCTGAGTGATAATGGATATTCAGCAATAAGCTGTGCTGAAAGTGCAGAATATGCACCTGTCTGAGTTGTTGTTGATGCAGCTGGATAAACAAGAGCACTATACTGACTTGAATAATCAACACCGGCTGCAGAACCATATGGAAGGCGGTAAGCAATTACATTAGCTGGTGATTGAAACACTGCAGCAGCTGTCTGATAGAAATAACGCTCAGCAGCATTTGTTGGCAAACCAAAGATTTGTTCCCATTCAGATAATGTACTAACTGTAATAGGTTCTGATGATGGACCCTTGGCAGCAAAACCAGGGATTAAAACGGTTGTTGGAGGTACGCCAGGAGCTGTTAAAGATAGATCTACTTCTTGAATCTGAACGCCTGGGCTTTGAATTGTAAGTGCCATATAAAGTATTTATACTCTATGGAAATATTTTTCGAATTTTTAAAGATTTTGTGTCCAATTTAATGGTTTTACTATAAGTTGAGAGTATTCAAATGTAAAGCTTGATTCAAGCTCTGTAGCATCGCGGTAATTATATTGAATTCCCTCTAAATTCGTAGGAAATGCATCAATATATTGAAACTCCATAATGCGTTTGTTATACTCATCTAGAGCAAAAATTGATAGGTTTGTCTTGTACTGATTATCAGGTGTCGTACCGTTAATATTTGTATATTTTGTAAATCCTTGTTGATCGTATATACCTGTTTTATCATTGTTAAGCATGTTAAGCCAGGTATAGATAACCCAATAGTTTGAAAATCTATTATCGATAGTGAAACCTACAGTTAACGGGTCATATGGCTCACGACTATAGCTAGTTTGAGCTAAGGTTTGACCAGCGTACCTTACATTAGCACTAGGTACCTTAATAGTCGGTACCACAGAGCCATGTACGTAGAATTGAAGTGCATCTAAATTTACATTCTTATCACCATCTAAAAATTGTGAGTTTATGTTTTTTAAAGCATTCGGTAGATTGAGGACAAGGGTAAACTTATCCTTTCTTGAAAGGTTAAACGGACTCTGAATGTAATCTACGTTGTTTGCCATATGCTATTGCAAGAAATGCCACCCATCCTGACGACTAGAATCAAGAAACGACCAACCTTGAGATTCAAGATCGGCAATACCTGTATCCTTTTCATCATTTTGATTACCCTGCATAATGATTGGTAGAGGCATTGACATATCTTGTTCTTTTTCGTTTGTGTAGTTAGATACTGGGTTTACAAAATATTTAATCCCGTAATCTAAAGCTTTAAGCTTAAGTGGTCGTTTATTATCATCTAATTCAAGAATCTCAAAATAACGCTCAGTTATCTCGTTCTCTAAGCTCATGAGAGCCCATATTAAACTCATTACTCTATCATCCCAGTTATCAGAACCCGGTCTAGCAGCCCATGTACCGTTAGGATATCTTACGAAATCACGTAATTCCCCAAGTGTCTTAAGGTCTCTAATGCGAATTACATTGAGTTCATTGAGCCAATAACGCATATTAGTTACGCCTTTGTACTTTGTATTAGTATGTGCTACTATACCGATTTTATTAAAAACCTTATCTCCTGCCTTAACGCCATACGATACTAAATTCTCATAACCTAGTGTGTTTCTTAATTGATCAACAACCTGGGCACCACAATTATTACGCTCAACTAACGCTGGTGGCTTGCCCCAGTGCTCTAAAATTTCATTTAATTTAGTAGTAAAATTATACGGACTTATATTACGATTGTGATATATAGCTACCTGCTCAATATGTTGTAGATTGGTTACATCTAATATTTGAATCACTGAAGCTGCTTCACCAATACCTTCAGAAACGTCAACACCTGCTACATATAACTTGTCTTTATTAGGTTCTTCCCACAATTGATAATGCCCTTCATCAAATACAAATTTTGGTTCTTGACAATCTAATTTGAGTTTATCAAAAAATTCTTCATCAACAGCGCTTTCACCGGATTGAATAAAAACGTTACCATACTCTTGATCAAAAGATTCTCTACTACCAAGCTGTTTAATAGTATCGTTTTTCCATTTTTCGTCTCTACCTGGTACCTCCCACCAATCAACACGTTCAGCGTGCCATCTATTCCATTTTTCAGGGTCTGTTTCAATAGCACCTTGGTAAAGATCAAAGAACAAATTATTTGTACCGTTAGGTGTACTAGCGACAAATATCTTTGATTTCTTAGATGATGAAATAATAGGATATACGGATTCCCAGAATGATTCAACCATGTGATTATCAATAAATGCCAACTCATCCAAGATAAGACAATTACAACTATCACCACGACCGGCGTCTGAACTCGTTGTACTAATACCTATACTTGAACCGTTAGCAAATACTACGGAAGTTTTACCCCATTCCATTACACCGGGTTTGAGGTAATTTGGAAGCTTTTCATAGGCCATACGAATACGCTTAAGAATGTTAATAGCTGTGTTTTCCTTGTTAGCAACAACAAGTAGACGCTGATCTTCTTGAAAGCATGTTACCCAAAGAGCGTAAATTGTCATCATTGTCGTCTTACCGATCTGACGCGAGGCAAGAGTTATAACAAATCGATGATCTCTTAGACTTCTTAAGATACGCTTTTGAAAGTTATGTAGCTTAATTTTTATTTTACCTTCATCAAGGTTTGTAATATAAAAGAAGTTTTCAGCAAAGTAAAGAATGTTACGCTTACACTTGACTAAGTCCTCAACCCACTCAGGATGAGCACTATAATCAAACTGAGCGTCCTGTGTTGGTAAGTTTTCATTACCTAGGTAGTATTGTTGTTTTTGTTTTTTAGTCGGCATGGAGCATAAATACTTAGTAGATGAACAAATCACGCATATTCAACGAAGTTGGTGACCTCTACCAGGCATCAATAATTAATGAAGGTAAGAGCCGTTTTCCAGGCAAAGACACTTTCAAAGTACAAACTGACAAGAAGCCAATAACACCAGTAGTAAAGCCTGGTGATGGTCCTTTTGTAACAGCAAAGAGTAAGCTCAAGTCTGGTACTGAGCATGAAGGTGCAAAGACAATGTTCAATAAGAACGCTGGTGATATTAAGACAAAAGCTGGCGAAGAGCAAAGTGTTTTTAGTAATGATGAATTTACTCAAGAAAATCCGGAATATACTCAAACCAATAAAAAAGCTAAAAAAGCTAAAAAAATACAGAAAGAGAGTATAAATAATTTTATGACAAAGTCTATTTTTGATAAACTCTACGAAGCAGTCATCAACGAGAACGATCTTCCCGGTGATGATAACATTGAAGCACATGATGCTGAAGCACTTGACCTCCCAGTTGATGGTGATGGTGGTGATGAAGTAACAATTACCCTTGATCGTGAGACAGCTAAGAAGCTCCACGAAGTTCTCGCCACCGTTATCGGTGAAGAGACACCGGAAGGTGAAGCAGCTGCACACGGTGCACCAGCAGAAGGTGAAGACGCCGAAGGTGAAGATGAAGAAGTTAACTTCGAAGCTACAGATATCGAAGAAGTAAAGGGTTCAGGCGTTAACTACGTTGCTAAGGGTGGTAAGCACGGTTGGGAAATCGGCGGTGCTAAGAGCAACGTTGTTGGTGATGAAACCGACAAGCTCGAAGACGGCGCTGAAGGTGATGGTTCTGTAAAGGTTCAGGATCAGCCAGCTCCTAAGAAGGAAAAGCTCAAGGGTCCAGATTCAGTAAAGGGTAAGGCAAACGTTGTTGCAGGTCGTGCAACAAGTAACGTCGGTCAGGTTGCTTTCAAGAAATAAGTTAATTCAAAAATAAAATCAGAAGACCCTAGTCGCAAGACTAGGGTCTCTTTTTTTAAGCTATATGTCATTACCGCTTTTAGGTCTAGATAAATTATCTACGGCCCATAAAGGTCTTAAATTGGTATAATGAAAGCATGACTTTTGTTGATCTGGATCTTGTAAATTGTACATACAACATGGTTTGATATGATCAATATGCCATGTTTTATGATTATAATTCTCCCACGTCATTCCAGGAAGGAATTGCTTTTCAAGGTGCTCTTTGAGTTCCGCAATAGTGCAGCCAATGAGATCTGTAGTCTTTCTTGATTTATATGCACCTGATAATTTAATCGCAGTAGCTACACGACTTCTTAAATTATTTGATAATTTAAATACATCATCATTCTTAAGACGGTGTGTAAAGTATGATTTAAGATATTTCTTATAATAAGATTTATATTTAGCCTTTATATCTTCACGTTGAAAATATTCTTTATTATATTTTTTACTGTATTCACTTATTTTATTTTTGTTATCTTTTTGCTGCTTATATCTTTCTGTATATAGCTTGCAACATATCTTACATTTCGTGCAATTCTTATAAAATAGAGTTATGCATTTAGACACATTACAATTAGAGCATGTTTTATTCATTATATGCGTTACATATTATTTAACGTAAGTGCTTAAATATAAATGTGAAGAGTTTTAAGGATTTTATAGCTGAACGTCGTGGGTTATATATGCATTATAACCAGCAAAAGGATGGCACATACAAGCGTCGTGAACACAGACACTTAAAGGATGACGTTGGTGCATCTAATGCAACAAACCCTAATATGAAATTCGCCCATAGAGTTGTATCAAAATGGCAGCAATCAAAAAAGGTTATAAAGAATGGTCCTATATCACAGCAGGATGCCGAAAGCATAGCTAAAACTCACGGTATTAATTTAGCCATAATGGATGAAAGAGGTAAAGTTCTTAGAGGAACTAAACCGCAGGAAATCCTAATGCGTAATCCTGATAAGAATAGTCCGTTTCCATATATTAAAAAAACAATTTAATGAGTATTAATAGCTGCAACTTTTATACTGGTAATCCTCAACCTCAGATCTATCCGAGTTCAATAGAC